TGTTGTTAGTGGTTATTATGGTTAGTTGAATGGGTTGATTTGGACGATGTATAGATCGACGGCTGCTCCAGCTGTTAAGGCTGTGAGTAATGGAACTGTTACTGTCTGTACGGTTGTTGTTCCTCCAGTTAATGTGATAGTGAAGTTTGCTACATTGGTTACACCAGATGAAGATGCGACGTAAGAGTCGACGGTATCTAGTGGTGGTCCAGCTTTGCAACCTGATGTGTAAGTGACAGGTGCGCCAGCCATTGTTGCTGTTGTAGCGAGTATGTGATAACTGATAAGAAACGTTGCGCCAGAGAGTTCAGGGGGAAAAGTTATGTCGTCTAGATCTATAGTTGGAATGAAGTTCGTTTGGGGTTGGGTGACCAAGTTTCCGAAGGGTGTTGCCAATGTGATTCCTGTTGTGGATCTGGCTCTATACGATAAGAGTGTTCTGCCTAATAAGCCTCCTTCAATTTGAGGTTTGTAAAAGGTGATATCATATGAGATCCAAAGTTCTCCTACAACTTGTGATGCTGTGCAGCCTGATGTGGCTACATAGAAGTTGCAGAAGTCATAGAATCTTGGGTCACTGCCTGCGGGAACGCCAGTGGTACGTGTGTAGTAAATGCTTTGTGGTCTTTCTTTTGGAGCACATTCTATTGGATGGATGAGCGATTGAGCTGCATTTCCAGAAACAGCAAATTCTGAGTTTGCCATTTGTTGTTTAGATGTGTATCCAGCATCTGCGATATCGTAATCTGTTGCGATTATAACAGATCCGAGAGATGATGTTCCTGAGAAAGTTGAGGATAATGAGTTGAAGCACACGACCATTCCATTGAGTTTGTATTGATCATATTGTGATGCGATGGGGCATAACCAAGGGAAGGTTGCAAATAATCCAGGGTTGACGGAATACTTGTTGATCTTGAACTGTCCTGCGACACCTGAGGCGACTACGTCTCCTAGGTATTCTCTGTGAGCAATTCGTGTTCCGCGTCGTTGGACATTGAATTGAGGGACAGATCCTTCTGCAACAAGGGAAGATTTGGAAAGTGAGTTCTGGCTGACTCTGTAGTCGCCAGTTCCTGAGATTTTTCCTAAAAATCCTCCTATCTTAGATCCTATACTCTTGGATCCAAGTTTTCCTCCAACATAACCCCCTGCTGATTTGAGTGGGTTGTGGATGACATTATTTATTTGTTTGACCTTTGCTTCTACAGCTTTTGCTTTTTGCTGTAGATTCTTGATTTTGTTGACTGTTGATTTGATTTTGTTTGCCATAATTGGTGATAGTGATTTGGTATTTATTCTTGATAAATATCCGGGCTAACTACCTAGCCCACAGTTTCCCGGTGGTTATTGGGTTTTCCCCGCCACCGCGGGGGCCGCAGGTAGGGCTGCGGGCTTAGCAACGTGCCGGTCTTTGATGCGTCTCTTGGCACCTCGGACCTTGACTTCCCGTTGTTGTTTCTCCTTCTTGTAAGTCGTGGTTAATGTTGTTACATGGTAATCGTTATTGATCTTGATGGTTTCCTTTGGCATTTCTACTGGATCTAAATCCGTGTAGAATTTTGGGGCATTAAGTAGATAATGTAAGCAATCTGCTTGTGCCAGCCAATTTTCGAATTGATCATAGTTAAAGTTGGGCATAACTTGGGTCACATATTCTCTGTACCAAAAAGCTTGAGGGTTGTTGAAGTGAGTGGTGGGGTCCTCAGCATTGGCTGTGATATATCTATAGGAGCTGCTGCCGTCCGGGGCTGCTTGCAAATTCCCTTTCAACTCTTGCGCTTTTCTTGCGAATGGGCCAAGAACTGGAGTATTTGCATCGCTCAATGTCAATCCTATGGTTTTGTCTAATAGGATTTGATCGTCTGATAGACCAGGGCGAATATGTGTTACATGTAATTTGAATAGTTGTTTCTTAAAGTCAGCACAATTTGATGTGTCTCCATGCCATATGTCGGGACCGTAGATCCTTCCTAGAAAATTAACTCCCATTTCGGGTTTCGTGAAAGTGGTTAATTTTACGTTAAGACCTATCATGTGGCATGCGCCTTCATATGCTTCCTTGTCAAGCATAGGCGTGAGTCCATCATCACCTCCATATAATCCATCATTTGTGTATTCCCAAGCTTTGGCACTAGATCTAAATCCTGTGCCATCTCGTGTTTTCCTGTGTCCGAGATAAGCTGAGAACATGTTCCACAATGAGTTGAATATGGATGTTTCAGGGCTGCCGCTTGCTCTAGCAGTTCCTTGGTGATATGTTGTGCCGTAGGGGCAGTAAGCCAATAAATTGAATTGGTTGTTGTGCAATTTCTCTATTTCTTTATGGCATGAAGCTGGAAACAATCTGTGTATTAACATTGTTTCAAAGGTTCTTGCAGCAGGAGAAATAGTTCCATCATATCTTGAAAAATCAGTGGGAGAAATTGATCCGAATTTAATGCATGTTCTTGCAATGTGTTCGTCAATTTCATTTGGGTGTCGGCCAAAAGCGTAGCACTTAACTCCTTTTAACCAATCAGATATAGCATATGTGTATCTAGAGTATTCAACTTTTAATTTAGCTGGTAAAGTTGATACGAGTCTAGGATCTGATGGTTTTGGATAAGCTTCGGCTTTTAGGAATGTTGAGATATATGGTTTGTAGAATGCGGCGTTTTCTGCGTTCCTAAGGTGAACTTGTTGTTGGGGTTTGGGTTGTCTTCTCTCGACTTCTTCAATATCGTGGGGTTTTAATAGTCCGGGTGTCGGGACTAGTAGTTCAATGAACTCCTCGATAATACGTAGGACAAATGGATCAGCTGTATTCTTCTTGGCAATATCAGTGATTCGTTTCTTAACGGCCTGTTCCTCATTTCCTTTAGTTTTGTCTGGTGCATACGCACCTGCATAGAGGGGTTTCATATATGCATAAAGGCTGGGTTTGGCGTCTTCCTCTATCTTTCCATATTGATAGCGAAAGTATTCCTTTGGATTTTGATCATAAGTAGTGGTTGTCATTGGTTGAGGAATAAAAGAAAAGGCAGATGTTAGTCGTGTTAGTCTATTGGTTAGTAGTTCCATTGTTGTGAGGTTGTCATTGTTTCGGACATAATAGTCATACAAAATTTGTGAGGCCTGAGTTGAAGTCGTAGCTTGTTCATCTGGGTAGGAGTCACGGAGTCTTGATTGTATGGAAGCGCGGTTTAAACCGACCTTGGTACTGTTGGCCAGGTTTAAAACATCGCAATCTTCTTGCACTAGTATGTGTGCGCAATGGGGCTGATTTGGAGCTGATGTTGACACATAGGAGCCTTTTGGGGTGACAGTTTTCATTCTCAGGTGTGTTCCTCGTAGTAAATCATACCGTTTCAAAGTAGGCATGGATTCGTTTGGGAATAACCAATTTAGGAGAATTGAACTTAGGCCCCAATGTGAGTTGGGTGTCAATAGAATAACATCTCTATGTTCTGCAATTGTTCTGCGGTCAACTATGTAACTTGTTGTGGCATAGGGTATGCCTAAAAATGTTGCTGAGGCTGTTACAGTGTCTACATGATAATTCCATAGCTTATGGGTGTATGTGGCACCTCCGCTGACGATGTAAGTCAGATTAGAATTTTTATCAAATGAGAATTCATATTCTGGTTTACTGTCGCCAGTTTTAGTAGGGCTAAAAGTGGAGATGAGTACTGGATTGGAGTTGTAAGCTAGGTATTCTGGCATATCATAGTAGTAGTCGACATCTATAAAGATGGGTATTTGTGTGTTGTTGATGTTGTGTTGTATTGGTGTTTTTTCAAAATCTTTAGCCCAAAAGTACGTGCGAAATCCAGCTAGTCCTTTCCGTTGGTCAGAATTTGACATTTGGATATAATAAGGATCGTAGCCAGCTAAATTTGCAACTGTTTTGCAAAATGCTGACGCTGAATTTCTGGTAGCAGCACATAATGGGTGTGAGTGGTTGCCTGAGACAGGTTTGAAGTTGTAAGGGGCGGAAGAAAAGAGATTTCTTACTGTGGATGGTGGGATATCTATGGAGTTAAAATAATATGCTAAAAGTGATTTGTAATATTGTGAGTCAAAATATTTGTGTTTATATTTCAGATACACAACAAAGCATATTACGACCAAGATATATGTTAGTTGGTAAGATAAGAGCTCTGAGTAATTCCAGGTTCTGTCTAGTTGGAAGAAGAAGAGTTTTGAAAAAGCAACAATATAGTCTTTGATAGATTGAAGGGTTGAGAGTGTTGCTTTGCTCAGTTTTTCGAAAAATGTTGGTTTAATCTCTATAATTATTTTGGGGTCATCTGGACAATAATCATAAGTGATAGGGGAGTGGAACATTTCGAAAATTTTGACCATAAGGGAATTATGGTTCCTCATTCGGCTTTGAAGATATATTGTGTATATATTGAATAGATCTTCTCTGAGAGTTCTCTGCCAAATGATTGGTTCTTGTGGAAAAAGATATAGATTTTCCTCAAGGGTAGGGTATAGAAAGTAAGATATAACTGAGCGATATATCTTACGGGTTTTACAATATGGAGTGATAATATCTCCAGTAATGTAAAAAGCAAGTCTCTTTAGGGCCTCACCTGGTTGGATGTTGATTGTTGTAAATTCCAGCACGTTATCTGGTAATCTCAATGTAACCGAGGTTAAGGTTTCTAAAGGTAGGTTGTAGCAAGTAGCTACTATAGCTGTAGTCATTAGTATTGCAAA